CCAAACGACCGTCTGCAGATCGCCAATTTGTGCGGTCAGTCGAGGGTTGACGACGTCACGACGTGGCACGTCGAGAAGCTTGGGTTCACCGCTGTGTGCGATGAGATCCACGCTCGGCCCGTCGGCCGCGTCGAACCTCTTGCGTTGCAGAAGGCGTGCGAGTTGGCCATCGCTACCTGGGTGATTCCCATCGTGAAAATCTACCTGTGGTGGCGTGGTTGGTTGTCGGGCCGTCGCGCGGCCTATTGCCTGCCCTGCGGGGCGGTCGCGGGGTTGTTGATGAAGTTGTACCAGAGAGTGCGTTCTTCAAGCCCCCGACCCATGCCGAGGCAGCTGCGCGACTTGGACCATAACCCACACGCAGGCGACGAGGACAGGCAAATGCCTGGACTTGCCTGGCAACTCTACAAGGCTTCAGCGGCCGCAGGCAGCGGCACGGCGGCCGCAGCCAGCGGCACCGCGGCTGCAAGCAGCGGCGGCATCACCGATGACGCGGACAGGGCGGAGAAACAGTCCCTCATCGACGAGCAGAAAGCCATGCACATCAATCGAGAGAAGCTAACATCGTCGACCGTTGCGACGGCGGCGGGCAAACACGTCTCGGACGATTGCACAGCGGACGGAGAAGTTGGGGTACGCGAGGCCACGACCCGCTTCCCAAAGATGACAGACGAACCCGCATACCTGTTTTCAGGCAACGCGGACAATCTGGCATCAGCGGAGGCGTTGCGCAACAAGGGTGTTGGCGACCACAATCCATCCGCACGAGAGGCGCGGGCACGTGAGGCCGTGACCGACGCTTTGATCAAGCATCTCTTTACGAGGAAGCGCGTGCAAGCTTCTGAGGCGGCGATAACCCGCACGGTCGACGTCCTCCCCAAGAAACTCAACGAGGAGGCCAAAATGCAGGTCGAGATCGATGCTCTCAACCAAGACCAGGACGGCTATGTGCCGTTTTCGCTCATGGTCAAGGCTTTTGTCAAGCCGGAAGTCACGGGCAAAGCCAAGCCGCGCCCAATTGCCAACCACGGCGAGCGGCGGTTGTGGGGCCTTGCCAAAACCGCGGCTGTGTTCGAGGACCTCCTTTTCCATGCCATCCCTCACGCCTGCATCAAGCATGAGGAGAAAGCAGTGAAAATGGCGGAATTGTTCAAGAACACGCGCGGCTTCAAGCATGTTGTTGAGAACGACATGACGGCTTTCGAATTTGGCATAAGCCGGGAGTTGAAGGTGTGTGAACAGCGCATCTTCAAGGCGATCATGAAGCACTTGAACCTCGACGAGGATGGCGAGGGGTTTTGCCATCGTGTCGTCGACGCAAGAGACAAGGCGGTCACGTGGGTTTACACCTACAAAGACGCCGCGGGCGCGGCATGCACGTGCCGCATCAAGTTGCCACGAGCCATGCGGGAGTCCGGCGACAGAGTCACGTCGTCCGGCAACTTCCTGCAGAACCTCATCGCGTGGTTCAGCTACTTGGTGGACCCGGCTCACATCGAGGCCGCCATCGAATCCCTCTTGCGGAACAAGGGCAAGAAGTTCACATACGTCTCTGCTCGGGACGGTCGCAAGTATGACGCGTTCCTCGCATTCGAGGGCGACGACACGCTTGGCGGCCTCAACGAGGCGTCTTGTGGCTACGCCGAACTGGTCGAGGAGTTCTTCAAGAACTGGGGCTGGTCGAGTAAGCTCAGGTTCGTGAAGAAGACCGGCGATGATTTCGTCTCGTTCGTGGGCTTCCACGCCCTCACTCACAACGGGCGAGTCGTTCTTGTCGGCCCAGAGGAGCACGTCGTCATGTGCCCTGAGGTCAAACGGGTGCTGAAGACGAAGGACTGGACTACATGCAGCATTCCGGAAGCAGACCTCAAGGCGTCGTTGGCCATCTACGCGGCCGACATGATGGCGCTTTTCCACCACGTGGAGCCGATGTATCGGTTCTTCGCAGCGATGTTGGCGGACAACCGGCCCGCGGCGGGGTCGACCGTCAGGTATGGTGGCAAAGTCAACGACCTGATCCGCGGTGTGTACCTGCGGAAACACGGCGACATCGGGACGGCGACGCAGATCGCAGAGATGGAAGTAGCCGTGAGTGAGTTTCTCGACGGCGGCAAAGTCTACAGGCGCCTTCTGGACGTCTGTGCAGGGCCGTCGACGGAGGAGGAGTGGGCATGCGCGTGCGGTGTCACCACCCTCGCCATGCACGGAGACGACCTGG